TATTGTTGATTGGTTTGACAATGGTGAGTTTAAAGTAGAAACAGTAGAGATTAAAGATGGTAAAACAAGCGTATGGGGTGAAATAATTGACGGTAACAAGTAACTCTATCGGGGGAAAGTCTACAGGCGTATCTACTAATAGTAGTAGAAGACTATATAACAAAAAGAAAAAGAGAAAAAAGAATGCCAAAAAAAGCAATAAACGTAAATAACTTTAGTGGTGGATTAAATAACAAAACTAATCCTCGTGATTTAAAAGATTCTGAATTTACAACACTAAATTGTTTAGACAACGAAACACCAGGGAAAGTTAGACTATTTGGTACTACTGCGTCTGGACCTGCTTATACTGAAGCTCATACCAGTAAGTTTAATCAAGGGAATGGTTTATCTTATATAACATTAGATAGAGACCCCGAAGACACAAATGAAGCTTTAACTTCTACGGAACTTTATTTAGTTAATGACGTTCATAATAAGAATATAGATTTATTAAAAATAGATAATCAAACTGAAGAACATCTTGGCGTTATTACTTACGGTACAGCAGAATCTCCAATTAATAACTATGTTATAGATGGTGAAGTTAGACTATCTGGTACAAATTTTAGTACTAGTAATAATCCTCAATGGTATGGGTATATAGATAAAATGTATAACTTAGGTGTTGTAACAGGAATAACAGTAGGAGATGGAGTAACTGACTCTGTGCAAGAAATTGCAAAAACTTATACTGCTTTTAGAAATGAAGATTCTTACATAGCACCATTAAAAACAATATTGTCTGACCCTTATGGATACGACCCTGAAGACTTTAACGATACAACTAAAATAGATTTAACAGCTTCTGAAATAGTATTGAACAAAAGTCTTGTTTTATCTAATACTACTCACCAACAGATAACTGGAAGTTTAAATACTCATGCAACAATAAATACTTTATTAGTAAACAAACCTAATAGTAATGATTTTAATATCGGTCATGGACCTTTATCTTTATATGCTTGGTTTGATAATGAGAATAGCACTGCTGCTAACTTAGACTATCAAAGCAAAACAAGTTACATACCAGTATATAGTGTAAAATCAGGTATTAAGTATAGTTTATTTGCTTCTAATATATACGATAGTCAAGAATCTTTCCCAGTATATATAGGAGACATATTACAACCAACAGGTGGTGCTTTTTTAGCAGCTAATTATAAACGTACTATGTTTGCTATGATTGCAGGTAGATTACCTAAAAATTCTAGACAATCTGGAATAAAAGTATATTGGGCATTAAGCGAAGGAAGTGCTTGGTCTAGAAGTAGTTTTGGTCAAAAGTATTTATTTATGGATATAGATTTTACTAAGGGGATACGATATGGTGGAGAAGATAACTACAACGCATTTGGTTTAATTAATTCTACTAATAAATACTACGTACATCCTGCAGTATCATCATCTAACGCTTCAGCTGTATATGGTGACCCTATATCTAATTTGTCTCAAGATGAGCCATATTTAAACTTTAAGCCTTCAGTGGTAGGTAGACAAGGCTCAGGCTTTAAAACGTCTGCTATAGCTAATAGAAGAGCTTATATAGGTAATGTAGCGTACTATACTGATAAAGAACAAATAATTAAAAGTGATACTGTACTAAAATCTAATCCTAATGAATTTGATACATTTCCTGAAAATTCTTTCATAGATGTAGAGATAAACGATGGTGATGAAATTGTAAAACTAGAAACATTAAATAATCAATTATTAGAATTTAAGAAAAACACGTTATATATAATAAATATTTCAAGGAATATAGAATTTTTAGAAGGTACCTATAAATTTAGAGGGTGTGAAAAAGATTATCACGTAATAAAAGGTGATGGATTTATAGCTTGGTTTAATAAAGTAAGTGCTTTTTTATATGACGGTCAAGCTGTTGTAGATATTATATTAAGTGAAACTGGGCAACCTAAATTAGACGATTGGCGTAATAATTACTACCATGATGATGCTACTATTTCTTATTCTGCAGATAAAAAAACTATATTTATATTTAACTCCAATAACAATACTATGTTACAGTTTGATTTAAAAGCACAATCTTGGTCTTTTAGCGATAAATCATTTAGTGCTACTAAGATGTCTAATGTTATTACAGACAATTCAGGAGATATGGTTTATATAGATTATGGTGGTAGCGATAACACATTAAAAAAATGGAGTGATACTTCTAGTGCAATAACACCTACTGACAATATGGTATTATTAGAAACAAAAGATATGACATTCAATAATCCCGACATAAAGAAAAACATAAATACTATTTACATAAACTATGTACAACCAAACACTAGTAGAATACAATTAAGGGCTAAAGCTGATGGAGGTACTGTAACAGATTTGGGTGTATTACCTGTGCATTCATATATGCAAACACACAAAATTACTATGCCTGCAGGATTTAAAGGAATAAAAAGTTTTCAATTACAAATAGCAGCACATGGTACTAGTGCAATAGACACTGGATTTGAAGTTAATGATATACAAATAGTATTTAGAGATATGGTAAGACGATGAGTAAAGCAACTTTGTTACAAGCAATTAATAGAATGCGTGAATCACAGCAACAATACGCAGTACCAGGTAAAGAGGTTCAAGGTAAACCTCAAAATAACCAAGGTAGTGAAGGTGAGATTAAAATTGTAAACGAAGGAGATACTAAGGGATTGTATGTTAAAGGTCAAAAAGAATGGTTTAACGTAGATATGTCTCAAAGTACACAACAAACTGGTATTGTAAGCAGTAGCACTGCTACTACATCAGCTGAACCTGGACAAGGACCTATTCTATCTATATCTGCAGAATTAAGTGGTAATACCCATGTAATTTTAACGTATGATGTAGGAGATGCAACTTCATTCACTTTAAAAAGAGCCGCAGCAGGAAGTTCTGCATATGTAGAAAATGGTTCTACGTTATTAACAGAATCTGGTACGAGCTTTACTGACACAAGTTTAACAACAGCAGCCACTTGGTATTATATGTTAACAGCAACTAATGGAAGTGCTACTACTGCATCTCCTGTAAGCATTACAACTAATGCTTTATACACGTCACACAATATTAATAAAATAAATCCACAATCAGGAGCTGATACTGGATGGACTGATGGACAGCTTTTAGAATGTGCGGAATTTGTTGAACCTTCCAATGTTACGGGAGCAGTAGATGTTATAGCTAAACATATTAACGACAACACGTTCGTTGATGGTGCTATATTATATGACAATTCTAATGGTACGACTCCATTTAACGGAGAAGCATTTGATGCATCAGCAACGGGAAATAACTTTTTTTCTCTTAACGGAAGTAGTGTAGATAGAATATTTCAAGTTGCAACTAATGGAGTATTATCTAATAGTATAAATTGTACACCAGCAGCACCATCAGTATCTTTAAATGTTGTAAATGATGGACGAATAGATTTATCAATAACTGGAGATACTAGAGTAGCAAGAAACTTTGTTATTCAACGTAAAACTGGTTCAGGTAATTTTTCAACTATTGCAACTATAGCTCCAAGTGCTAAGGGTAATTTAGCAAATAGTAATACTACTACAACATATCAAAACACTTCTTTGAATGCTGGTATAAATTACGTGTATAAAGTTTTAGCTAAAAATGATACATTTACAGGAGCTTATTCATCGGAAGTAAATGCAACAACAAATACAGCAAGTACTGCATGGTCAAATGTTCCAGCAGATTTTAGTATTAGTATAATAGGAAATCCACCTTTATCTAGTTCAGATTTTAGTACAGGTAAAACAATTACATTATCAGCTGGTAATGGAGATACGGTTATTGCTTGTCAACAACCATCTTCTGGTTCACTAGCAGTAGCTGTAAGTGCTTCAGCAGAGCCTAGTACAAGTGCATCGTATGGAGTAGAAAAAACTATAAGTAATGCTACAACTTATTATGTAAGATTTAAATATACAAATTTAAAAGGAGCTAATCTGAGTGCAGAATCAAGAACAGTTACTTTTACTAACAACAATACAAGTAATACAGGTTTACAAATAACTGTAAGTACAGGATAGGAGAATATATGAGAAGAGAAGATTTAACTAAAAGTATAGCATCGTCTGCATTAGCTCAGATAGATGTTGAAGAACCTAGTCAAGTAGGGGGTTTTATAGAGGATATCACAGCTGGAGTACAAGCTGCTGCTGTTGTAGAAGAAGTTAGAGTGGGTGTTCAAGGATTTAAAGAACAAAGAATTAAAAGGAAAGAATCTGAAAGAACATATGACCCTAAGTATCAAGCTGAACAAAAAAAAGGACAAAATAAGAATTTGATTTCATTCTTAGATACATTTTCAGCTGAAACAGCGGTTGAAAACAATAACAAATTTTATGAAAACATTATGAAAGATATTGAAAGTTCAATAACAAATACTTATATAGACGCCGACGGTAACTTACAAAATAGTCCTTTTCAAGTTGACGTTTATGGTACAGATGGTTCTTCTGCCCGAGAACAAGGTAGGGAATATTTAAAACAAATTAGAGCAGAGAGGACTAAGTAATGAATCCTTGGGAGGAATTAAAAAAACTAATTGAAGAAGAAGAAGGTCGTATAGACATGGTCTATCTTGACACAGAACGTAAGCCTACAGGTGGTGTTGGACATCTAATGAATCAAGATGAATTAGATAGTTTGGGAGTAGTAGGTTATACAACTGTAGAAACTATTTATGGACCTAGAGAAGTAGGTATTGATAAAAATGGAACACCAATATCTCTTTCTGATGAATGGGTAAATAGTAGACTTGACAATGATTTAGGCATAGCTCATGAAGCAGCTAAAGCACAATTACCTACTAATAAAGGTGTAGATGGAATGATAGACAGGTTAACAGCAGTTAATTTTCAATTAGGCGTTAACTGGGAAGAAAAATTTCCAGATGCTATGAAATCTTTACAAGGTGGAGACGTAATGGGATTTGCAAATAATTTAAAATATGAAGATATAAATAATATAGATGATGGATATAGCAAATATTATGAACAAATGGGGGGAGAAATGAATAAAAATAACAGAGTAGATAAAGCAATAAGTGATGCTACAAGAGTAACTAAGGAAAATCAAGATAGACTAGAGAGAGAATTTATTCAACAGTCAGCATATAAAGATGTTTCTGCTAAAGTAGCATTAGAATGGGATATGGTAAATACTTTAACTGATTTAGGTCAAGTGTTTACTCCACATAAAAAGGAAGGTGAATAATGATATGGGCAGCAGTACAAGGTGTATCTGCGATAGCGGGGATGTGGTCTAGTGCCAGGGGTAGGAGTAAAGAAAATGAAAAAAGAAATTTAGCAAAAGGAGTTATACAAGGCTCAGGCGATAGATTAGCAACAGATTATACAGCTTTACAATCTGAGTATGGTGCTGACGTTATCTATGAACAAAACCAAAGAGTAGCGGGAATGAATACAATGGTCAATACAGGAAGACAAGAATTGCAAAACATAAATCAGCAATATGGTTTAACTGGTATTCAATCTGGTGCAGGACAACAAATGCAAGATACGTATAATACAAACTTAGGTAATCAATTTAATGAGTTTAACGAAAAAATGAATTATGCATCTATATTAAAACAAAGACAGTTTGCATCTGATAAAAGAGGTATAGCTGCAGCTGGATTTGACATAGATAGATATGCAGCAGATAAAAATATAAAATCTAGTATAGGTCAAACTTTATTAGATAGCATGAACGGAGGTTACAATAATGGCTAACAATCAAGTAGTAGAGAATTTAGGTAATTTATTAGGAGCAATGAGAAAATACAATGAACCACAAAGAGAAGCTAAAGAAGTATTACAAAAAATGGCTTTTGAAAAAAGTATGGTTGATTTACGGTTTGATAATGAACAAACTTTAGCAGCAGAAGCAGCAGCTAGTAATTTGTCTAATTCAAAAGCTTTGGAAAAATGGAGAGCTACAGACCCAGACCAAGTAAAGATGAGAGAGGAAGAAAGAACATTCGAAAAACAAAAGATGAAATTTAATGCAGAAAATTCTATGAAGATAGCTATAATTGAACAACGAGGAGATATATTTAACGCCAAATTAACAAAAGTAGAACAAGATAAATTAACAGGTATGGCTGCAGATGAATCATTGGATGCGTCAGTAAGAGCAGAAACTACGAGAATACTTGATTTAAACGTAGAAGGAAAATTAACCTTGAAACACCTTACTGAATATAAAGGTACTACAGGAGAACAATTATTTTCACCTTGGCATCCAGATAATAGACAAAATATGCTTTATCAAGCTGGAGCAGGTATTACAGCAGCGGGTATATCTAAAGCATCTTACGAAGGTTCAAAAACAGCATTTAAAGCTGGAAGACCTATTATAGGTACAGCTTTAGGTGCAACATCAGCAGTAAGTGGTATTGTTGCATTAACTCAAGGTTTAGAAGTCGCAGGAGGTACTGTTAATGCAGTTACGGGTGAGTTAGAAGCTGCGACAGGTGTAGATTTAACATTTACTAACGTTCGTCGTAGCAAGATAGACGAATACAATACAAATCAGTCTAATATATTATCACAATTAAGTCAAGCTGCAATTAACATAGCACCAGCATTAGCTGCTGGAAGAACAGGAGCTATAGAAGAAAAAAAGAGAATAGATACAATGGTTGCACAAATCAGAGGTACAGATGATGAATATTACATAAAGAAACATGGTACTAAAAAGCAATTTGATAGATATAAAATACAACGTGATGCAATATTGTATTTTGATGATATTTATAATGTAGATGTACCTTTATCTTCTAAAACTCTTAGTAAACCAATACCAGTAAGAGAAGAAGAAGACTACAAAATATCGACCGCATTAGACGTTATAACTGAAACTTCGAAATAAATAATGAATACACAGCTTAAGTATTTAAATGACTTAGTCACTAAGGGAGTTATAGATAAAAGAGACTATGCAAATAGACTTTATTTAGCCTATGAGAATAACCCTGAGTCTTTTACAGGTAAAGATACAGATTATATTGAAAAGGTTATGAAAGCATCTGACATACCATTTAATCGTGATATGGAAGCAGCTGAAGCAACTTTAGGCTCTACTCTTAATCAGTTTGTATCTGGATTTGCTGAAGGCTTTACTACGTTTGGTTGGGCTGATGAAGCCGATACATCAACAGAAGCTATTGCTAGTAAGATGGGTCACCTAGTAGGGTTGGCTCCAGATGTAATAGCAGGTGTATTTTCTATGGGTGCTTCTATTCCTGCTTCTATAGGTAAAGTGGCATTACGTACAGGAGCTAAATCAAGTTCTAAATTAGTTAGAGGTAGTGTCAAAGCTAGACGTGGTGGATTAGATGCTCAAAGAGCATATCAAAAAAGTACTATGAAGATTGCTGAGAAGTTAAAGATTGGTAATTTTGATTTAAGAAAAGAAGTTGTAAATAAAAGAACTGGTCAAAAAACATATCATTTAAGGTCTGTTCCAATGCGTATTTCAGATTGGGTAATAGAAAATGGACAAGCATCATTAGATGCAAATGGGTTGTTATCTTCTGGATTTCTTAGTAAAGGTTTACTTGGTAATGACCGCTTTAGAAAGATAGCTCACGATGGAATACATCTTGGTATAGCATTAGGTGTTAGTGCTAGAAAAGAAGGACCAGGAGGTATGGTAGAAGGTGCATTACATGGTGCTATGGCTGGAGCTGTATTTGGTGGTATAGGAGAAATGACCAACATAGGTAAGTTGATGGCTAATCCTAACACTAAAAAACTTGGAGAAGATGCACTAAGAAAGCTTGTTTTTAAACCTACGGAAGTTGAATCTACAGTAAATTTATTTGCTAGGGGGGTATTAGGCTCTGCTTACACTGGTGGTATGGCTACAGCTCAAGATTTACCACTACCAGAACAAATATATGAATATGCATTAGGATTTTTCTTTGGTGCATCAGGTAGGTCTGTAGCAGAAATTAAAGCTACAGAGTATTTGTCAACTAATCCATTACCAGGTAGAGCTAATTTACCTGAAGCCAAAACTAAAATGGAGAATACAAAAGAGTATAAAGCTTTACCAAAAGAATCTAAAGAATATATTGAAAGACACTTTGACATATTAAATGTAGAGCAAGCCGATAATGTGTTACAAATGTTTGATTTTATGGGAGTAGAATATGTAGAAGAAGTACTAAATACAAAAGATAAAGATGGAAAACCTATTAATCCTAAAAAAATTACTCCTGAACAACACAAGGAAGTATCTGAAAAATTAAAAGAGAAACATAAGTTTGATAATTTACCAGAAGAAGACTTTGATATAAGGCTAGAAAATGTTAGGGAGTCATTAGAAAAAGAAATTAAATCACAAGAAAAACCTGATATTGAAGTATCTAAACCTCCAAAAGAAGTAAGAGCTTTAACTGATAGTGAAGAAGTTAAATTGGAAAAATTACTAAAAAAAGAAGCGTACGGTGGAACCACTTATGAACAAGATATAGAATTAAATAAATTAAGAAGTATAAAAGGTAGCCGAAAACAATATAAAATTGAATTAAAAGAATTTGAAGTAGCGGAAGAAGCTAAGTTAGAAATAGATATAAATAATAAAAGCAAAGAAGAAATAGAAATAGAAATAGATAATGCTATTAAAAGAGGTTTAGATGAATATTCTCAAGTAGTTAAAGATATGAAGAATGAAGACTTAGGACAAGAAGTTAAAAAAGATAAAGTAACTAAGGAAATTTACGATAAGATACAAGAAAAATATCCTGAATTAGATTTTGAATCATTAGGTAAAGTATTAAAAGATTCTATTTTAAATAATTTAAGTAACCCAGCTAATTTTATGAAAGATTTAGAACGTGCATATCCAGATGTAAAATTAGACCCTAATAAATTAACACAATATTTTAAAAAGAAATTTACGCACAGAATAAGTCCTAGTCTTATGGTAGATATAAATGGTAAGACAGTAAGAATAGGACCAGATGGTAGAGAAACAGATGCATATGGACATTTAATTGTAACATCTGAATCACCAAATAAAGAAAATCAAATCTACGGCGGTAAACCAATTCGTCAAGTTTTAAAGTATGTAGAAAATGTACAAGAATTACCTTTAACATTAGCTGAATCAGAAGCAGGTGTATCTCCTAAAGATTTTATTTCTTTAGATAAGCCACTAATGGTCTGGAGTGTTCAAGATGCTGTTAAGTTTAATAAAGAAATAATGACACAAAAAAACTTATATGTTCATAGTGTTAATAAAGATTTTGGACAAGTAATTCTTCACAGAGTTCCTTTTGATAATTCTTTAGTAGATACTCCTTTAGGGTTTAATTTGACAGGTTTTCTAAATATGGCAGATATTGCTATAAGAAAAGTTCAACCTAAATCTAAAAAAATAAATAGAGAAGAGGGAGTAGAAGTTGCTTCAAATATTATTTACCAATTAATGGATAACGGACTTTTAAAACAAACTGAAATAAATGATGTTATTAAATCTAAAGAAGCTTTAGATATTTACCTAGACCCTAAGAACAATTTTGTTACTAGTGCAGGTAAAATAAATAAATATCAACCCTTAGCTCAAGGTATTGAAATACCTACGAGTGAAGCATCATTTGTAGAAGCTGGTATTCTTAAAAAAGGTGAAAGTTTAAGAGCAATAGCATTAATTGACCCTCCTAGAACTGCAGAAGCTGGTGAAAAATCTGGTCTTGATGGAGTATTAAGAATAAGACAGGATGTATTTGATGCTATGATAAAAGAAATGGGTATGGAAGGATTTATGCGTTTTATTAAACCTGTAGTATTTGCTACTGCAAAACAAAATAAAGGTATAGTAAAGTTTAAAGTAGGTGGATTTAGAGCTGGTGAAGCATCTAATAAACTTATGATGGACAATGACGTACATATGATGGTGTATGACTCTGGATTAAAAGAAGGCGGTCGTGTTAAATTAAACACCTTAGAATACAATAAAGATAAAGATTTATACAGCCTTAAAGATAAGCTAGACATTATGGAAGTAAAGCCTAGCGAATTTCATATCAATGTAGATGTAAAAGAAAAATATAATGTTAGAAATTTAAAATCATATAAACAAGTTTGGGATAAAAACAATGCTTTAGAATTAGACTCTAAAGGTGAAGTTATATTTAATGCTGAATATTTTAATGCAGTAGATTCATTAAGAGAAAAATCAGCTAGAGGAAATCCTGAACATAACAGTGCATTTGAACTAGCTTTAAAAGAACAAAAAACATTTAACGAAACTATAGAAAATTTATCAGAAAAAGGATTTAAATTAGATTTTGATTTAATAGATACAGATTTAATAATAAAAGAAATAGATGAGAATCTTCACAACCCTTCTGGAAGGTGGGTAGCTCAAAAACTATTAGAAAGAAGCTTAGACTCAGACTTTGCAAAAAAAGAATCATATAGTCTCGAAGATTCTGCTGCGTTAGAAGCTAGTAACGCATATGCTCTTGGAGCTGCTAGAAGTAATTATGCAATTTCATATCTACTTAAAGAAGGAAATAAAAAATATCTTGATTCAATTTTAGGTAACTATGTAGCACAAAGAGAAGCTAGAATTAACGTAGAACATGGATTTGATGCTGTAGCATTTCCTTATACTGAAAAACTTAGAGCACAAGGTGGTATTGCAACAAATAAATTTAGACGAGGTGATGGAGCTGAAAAAGACCCTGTATTTATAGACTTTGAAGATGTAGGAGAAATAACTCTTTTTAAAGCTTGGGAAAAATTTAAAATTCTTAATAAAAATACTCCTGAATACGAGGCTTATAAAACGGCATTAACATTTTTAAATGTTCGTGCACCTAGTTCGTCCAACGGTTCTGTTCGTGTCCAATTATTTGATGGATTTGTAAAAGATGGTGGCAGTATAGGATACTATTCAAACGAGTATAATGATATGATGCAAGGTGGGATGGACAAAGATGGAGATAAAATTCAAGGATATCAAAATTTACCAAGGGTTATAAAAAAAGCATTTGGTAAAGATTCAATACAAAGAGAACTCGAAAAAGAAGATGGTAGTCTAATGCGTGTTAAAGACGAAGACGGTGCTGAAGGTATACGTGATAGATACTTTCAATCATCAGAACATGAATCTAGTCCTGATAGAGCATTTAGTACGGAAGAAAGAATTATAATAGGTAAAAATGCTGTAGAAAGTAAAGAAGCTATGGGTCAGTTTATTAATGGTGGTGTAAACATACAATTATTAATGGATATTGCTAGTAAGTCTAATGGAAAAGTATCCTTAGGAGAGGGTGCTTATTTAAAGTTAAAAAGTCAAGACTATAAACAATTAAAGAAAATAATTATAGTAGGAAATAATTTATACGCAGATGCGTCTACTCAAAAAGGATTACTTGCTCCAAGAGAAAGTCTAACCAAAGTATTTAACGATTACTTTGAATATCATAGGCCTAAATCTAAAGGTTTATTTAAACGCCCTAATGGTGCTATGAAACTTGGAGAAGATATTACTTTTCAACCTCAAGGTTTTGATGAACCAATAACTTTTGATTTAAGTTATTTTACTATGTTTAATCCAACAAGCAAACATAGTTCACCTGCTTTACGAAGATGGAAAGCTTTTCAAGAAATGTTAAATGACAAAGCATCTCTTTCTACTATGCAAAAAGTATCAGAAGAATTTTTACAATATTGGGATAAAGATAACGAAGGAACACCAGTTAAAAATTATTATATACAAATTGCTAGAAGAATAGCTAGTAATCATAGATTAGACTTAACGCAAGGACTTAGTTATACTAAATACTCAAATCTACCTAACTTAATAGAAGCTATTGAACGTACTGGTAAAGCTATGAAGGGTAGTAAGCTTTTAGAAAATCTTAAACAGCTTGATTATTATTCTGTAAGTCTTTCTCAAAATGAAAGAAAATTATTACAAAAAAATCCTGAATTATTAGAACAACGTGTAAATGAAGTCATTGGTATTGGATTAATGATAAAAAGAGGAGAAGCTTTACTTGAAATTTTATCTAAGATTCCAGGTATGAATGGTAGAAAAGCAATAGAAATGCTAAGAGAAATAACTAATAGAACTTTTGAACTAAAACAAATGAACAGACAAAGTTATTTTAACCTTAAAAAAGCTAACTTAGATACAAAAAACAATGGTGATGTTGCTAATCCTATTAATCTATTTAAATTTATTACCAGGCAAAAAGAAGGTATAGCTAATATAATAGAATCTTTTGGATTGAAAAATCAAAGATTATCAAAAGAATTTAAGCAGCAACTTGAAGAATTTTATGACTTTGCTTTATTAGCAAATTCTATACCTAAAGTAAATAGAGATTCTATGAGTGTTGGTGAAGTAGGTAAATTAAAAATAGGTACATACAAAAATAAAAAAGGAAAAGTTATATCGAAAGATAGCTTAGATACTAATTTAGCTAGATTAGAAATGACTAATGAGAAAATAGAAGAAGTATCTAAAATGGGAAGCGATTCTGTAGAGTTAGAATATTTATATAAAAAACGTGCTGGTTTAGTAAATGATGTAATAGGAAAAGCTAATATATTTTTCTCTAATCCTGCTATTAATAGGTCAAGTCAAATAGCTTTTCACGCAGAGTTAGATGCTTTTATTCTTAAGACTAAAGAGATTAAAGCAGATGAAGCTCCTAAACAAAAAGAAGACTCAGCTATAATACAAGTAGAAAAAGAGATAGAAGCTCTTACAAAAGAAGATGGTAGTCCTACTGTAAAAGCAGAAATAAAACACGCAAAATATAAAAAAATTAAAGACTTTAATATAGAAGATGTTTTACTAAGCAAACAAAATGACCCCAACTTAACTGAACGAGGTCAAATTGCATTGTTAGATTTTCATGATTTAATGACAAGTAGACCAGGTATGAAAGATACTATACCAGCTTTATTTGAGTCTTGGTCTAAAGTTGCGTTAACTGGTAGTATAAAATCAAAACCCTTTGAAGAAATTGATGTGAATGACTTAATAAGATTTACAGATTATTTAAGAAATCATACAACACCAGGGTGGTTAAAAAAGTTTTTATATAACTCAGATGTGAAACGTTCACCTCAATGGCAAGACCACACTTTAAGTCAAGAACTTTCTGAAGAATATCTAGCTGGTGCTACTGAATTTGAAAAAGATAAGACTTTTACTAGAGTAGAAAATATTGTAGAAGATAAACATGGAAATATAACTTTTAAAACTGGTATGATTCCTACAACTACATTAGCATATGGTACTGAAATACAATTTGCTTTTCATGAAATGGATAATTCTTTTAGACATTGGGTTAAAGATGAATTAGTTGCACAAAATATTGATTTTATAACACGAGAAGATGGTAATATTCTAGGACCTAACTTTGATATTTTTACTAAAGCTATGAAGTATAATAGAGAATATAAAGATGGACAGTCACCTATGTATAAACGACTACCTCCTAAAGAAAAAAAGAATATTAAATTAAAAGCAATTAAGTATAATAAAATTATTCAAGATATGGTAAATAATAAAGATGTGTTCTTTATAAAAGATACTGCTAAAGAAGGTACATCATTAGAAGTTAATGCAGAACAAGTAGTAAAATTATTGAATACAGCCTATACTTCTATGTTAACAAAAGTTTATAATGATGTTATTGTTAGTAAAGGTCCTATGTTAAGAAAGAAATTAAAAGATGCAGGATTTAAATTAGACGAATATGTTATTAAACCTGAAGATTTTATAGATAAAAATACTGTAGATAGAAACGTAGAGAATGTTATTAAATTAGAAAACCAAGTATTGAAACAAACATTTTTTGATGTTAATGGTATTATAAGTGATACAAACAAAATCCATACTTTATATAGAGGAATAAAAAATAAAGGTACTGGAAAT